GCGATTCGCCGATGCTCCTTGTTGGTCTGCACGGCGCGCCCCTTTCGCACTCATCCACCATACGGTAAACGATTCGGCGAGATTTGTCCAGCAAAATCGCCTGCGCTACCTGAACTGTTACAATGGCGGATCGTGCGTTGGGCCCTCGCCCAGGCGCCCCATTCTTCGTCCGTCGGGAATCGCACTTCACACCGCTTCTCGCCGCCCGACAGGATGGGCACAACGATAGGCTTTGAGGCGTCGAATAGCGGCTTGCTCGTTTGTTCCATATGTCCTTTCAAAAAAGCCTTATTGGGCGATACCGCCCTGGGGCGTCGTTATCGACATGGTCACGAGCCCGTTGGTCGGATCGTATAACTGGACACCGGTGACCTGCATCGTGGCGATCCCGTCTGTGTTCGACAGCTCGACTACGTTGAAACCCATCGACTGGATATCCATGGTGAATGAATTGTTCGTGTCTCGGGTGAACGTAATGGTGGCGGGACCGGTCACCTGGTTAATCAGGTTCGCATACTCCTCAGAGCCGGCCTGCACGCGCACGACAAACTGCACCGAGAATGTCCGGTCGCCCCACTCGAACCGTCCCTGGATCTGGAAACCGTCCTGCGCCCCGGATCCGGGGAAGAAGCCGGGCCGGAAATTGTTCTCCCAGGAAGCTTCGAGCGACACGAACTGCTTGCCGCTCCCGCCAGTGAGGTAGTTGATGCCATTGATGGTCAGCGCGCTGACCATGCTGGCGTTGAACTCGTTGAGCAGAGTCGCAGCCGGCAAGGTAACGCCGCTCGGCGTGGTGTACTGGCCGGTCGCAACGCACTCCGCGGACAGCGTCGCGCTGGCACGGCCAGGAGAGTTCTTAATGGAAAGCTTCCAGCCCTTGATGGCGCAGCCCACCAGAATTTCGTCGAGGATCGCCGACCCACCGGGCCGGATCTGCTGCACGAACGTAAAGTAGGGGAGTTCGAGGCCGGTCGGATTGGTGGCGCCCAGCGCGGGAACGATGGTGTACGTGTATGGCGCCGCGCTTCCGGCGAGAGTAACGTTGCCGAGCGAGAACGCCATCACCCAAGCCAGGAACTCCGACGAAGCGTACTTCGAGAGCTCGTACATCGGCATGTTGTAATGCGACTTGAAGAGCTGCGTCGGGAACTCGTGCCCCTTGCCGATTTCAGCCCGGTCGTCCTCGTTCACCGGCACCTTGGCCCAAGGCTTCGTGTTCAGATTCGTCAGCCGCCAGATCGCCGTCGTGTTCGGCGTCGTGATGTTGGTCTGTTTTCCGTAGCTCCAGCCATCCATCAATTCGTTGATATTAGCCATGGATCTTCGTCTCCTTCGGAGTCACCGTCGACTGCCCCGGCGCGGGCACCTGATGCCATCCGGCTGCCATGAGCGGCGTGAGCACCGCGGTGGTCGCTGGGACCTCCTTGATTTCGTCGCCCTGCGGCGATTGCATAAAAACCATAGGAACGTTCTGCATTTTTTGTCCTCGACTCCGGGCAAACGGGCTTTAGGGGTTATAGGACTCGATCAGCCGCGCCGCCACTTCGAAGTACTCGAAGGTGGTCCCGTCCCCGCTGATCACGATAGTGTTGCGCCTGGCCGCCGGAAGGTAGAAATCCATCGGTTCGCAATTTGGATCGACCTGGATGTGCAGCATCCTGAGAGTGCCGCCCTCCGGAATGTCGTTGACGATCCAGTTGAACAGATCTTCGTAGCCGACGCTGGATGTCTCTGGAGCGCGAAGGTAGAGCGAGAAATCGTGAACGAAAACCAGAGCGTTGCCGAGCCTGCCCCGGTCGGTGCCGTGCCATACAACCATCAGCGACCCGGGCGGCATGGAGAGAACCGCCAGGCGAACGTTTGCCTGCGTGGGCTGGCCGAAGACGCTAGTGTTCTCGGAGTAGAACTGAATCGTAGCTGGGTCGCCGCCGAGCGCTTCGACTAGATTTGGCAAAGCCTGAAGCGCGGTTACCCATTCGGCCAAGATGACTTTAGGATTGATCATCGCGGCTGCAACGTGAGCGTCAGGTGGATCATGCCGTACGGATCGGGCTGGCGCACGGTCGTCACCGTAAACTGCGCGCCCCAAGCGGCCACCGAATCGCCCCGCTGCGGCGGGTTCGGAAGATCGACCGGGTTGACCTCGATCTCCTCCACGCTCGCCACCGCTCCCGCCTCCGACCGCTCGCGGAGGCGGCGAATGATCGTGATGGTCGCCGGAGTTCCGGACGCCTGGCCGCCCTGCATCGCTTGATACATCACCGGCTCTCCAAACCGGTTTTGCATGATCAGGTTCGCGTTCGCGTTGTTGGTCGACCAGCCGGACATTGGTTCAGCGGGAAATGGGGCGGTACCGGGTGACCGCCCCGACGTTTAGAACGTGGGATTCAGCCGCACCCGGACGGTCGGATCGGTGGTGGCGCCGCCGGGAGCGTTGTTCCCGTTCGGCTGAAGCAGGACAGCCACCCCGATCTTCTTGTTGGTGCCGGCGGTCGAAGTGGCCTGGTACGCGGTGTTGTTCCAGTACACGTAATCGCCCTCATTGAACGTGCTGGCGTCCTTCGCCAGATCGAACACGCCCTCGACCTGGATTTCCATGTTGTCGCCCTGGTTTTGATTGTTGACGGCGATCCCGAACAGATAGCCGGTGCCGGTGACCTCCACGCCACCACCGGAATTCACGGCATAGGGGGCGGTCACCGTCAGAGTCTTTCCTTGCTGGACGTAGTTGTTCATCGATGGTTTCTCCTGTTGGTGCCGGGCCGGAACCGGCCCGGCGTTGTTTGCGCTTTCGCCTGCCCGGCGCGCCTACTGGCCGGCGTTTTTCTGGAGACCGCGATAGTCGATGGCCGCGGCGCCGAAGTCCATGCGCGCCTTGATCTCGACACCGTCGATTTCGAACCCCTGCTTGGTCTCGATGTACACCCCCTGCTGCCCCTCGAGGTAGCAGTACTCAACCGTGTCCACCTGGGCCGGGTCCGCGATCAAATACCACGCAGCCTCGCTGTTCGCATCGAGACGCGGTTCCACCACGGGGATGAGGCCGCGCACCCACTCCGGAACGACTCCGCCCGGCGTAGCCGAGGCGATGTTGATCGGGTAGATGACCTGGAGCGTGTAAGTTTCGAGTGAGGTCGGCACCGCGATGAACCGCGGAATCAGGTTCAAGTGTGTGCCCTGAGGCCCCAGTTGCAACCGCATCGCCTGACGCCCGCTGCCCAGCGCCGCAAGAGCGCCGGTGCCGGCTGGAGTACCGTTGTTCACCGAGGGTACGAGGCTGCTGCCGCTGCCGGTCAGCAGGTTGTTGTGGCCGGCCGCGAACAGGGCGGTTGCGACCTTGTCGCCGGCATAGATCGCGGACGGGTTGTTGGTGATGATTCCCCAAACAGTGTCCGACTCGAGGCGCGCTGCGGCGACGCCCAGCAGTGCGGGGACGCGAGTGAACGCCTGGAGGTCATCGTTGATGATGACCTTGCGGGTCAGCGCCACAATCTCACCGAATGTATTCAGCGCATAGCTGATGTTGTTGTCGGTGAGTTGCGCCCGGTGATACTCGCCCTTTTCATTCAACTGCATCAAGGCTGGCGCGTCGGCCAGCATAACGCGGTTGATGGGCTTGAAGTCCTGCGCCGTGGTTTGGCGGCAGAACGGCTGGAACGTGCGCGGATAGGCTTCGTAGCCCTGGCGCAGGGTCTTGTTTGCGACGTTCGCGAGGATGGCCGGGAAGTCCGAAGTGGATTCGCCGCCGCCCTCGAAGAATTCCACACTCCGCGACGGCGCGCGGAGAGCCACTTCGGCGATCCGCGTGTTGTCCCAGCCGCGCGGGTCAACTCCGCGAAGCTGCAGATACTCCTTGGCCATGTCGATGAGCTTGAAGTTGCGGTACTCCCCCGCCATCTCCTCTGCTTCGGCCTGCTGCTTGTCGCCGCAGCCGGAGAGGAACTGGTTGCTCATCGGATGCCGATGGAGGAAGAACCGGCTGTCGACCCGCAGCAACATCGACATCTGCATGCAGCCGAGGCGCTTCTCCAGTGCGTCGGCACCTCCGCTCCCGGCTCCCGAGTTCTGGATCTTGATGGTCGTGCCGGTGGTGGTCTTGTTGCCCTTCGCCTCCATCGCGGCGAAGAGCTCCTTGCGCGCCTGATCGACCGAAAGCCCCTCCTTGATGAATTTGCTCACGATCGTGGGGCCGTCGATTCCATATGGTTGGACGGTGGCGCCCAGCGCAGTAATCTCGCTGACCCGCAACCGCTCGGCCTGGACCGCCTCTTCCCGCGCGGCGGCCAAAGCCTGTTCGTTCGCTACACGGGCCTCGCCCGTTCCCTGCTGCTGAGTTTCAGGCATTGCCTGTTTCTCCTTTCGCGGGCTGATTGCCCGAATTGCATCGATCACGCCGGCATCCGGCGCGCCGAAAACTGCGATCTCGCCGTTGGGTTCCGCGGCCAAGAAGCACGTGTTGAAGTCCGCCGGCACGGGGCACGGCGAGATCTCGAAGGGTTCCCAATCGGTCGCTTTGAACATCCCGACCTCCTGGTTGTTCAAATACGGCGGCTTGCCCTCCGGCATGCCTTCCTGTTGCATGTCGGTTTTCTCCCGCTTGTAAATGAAAGTCCCGAAGCTCAGGTTCTGGACAATGCCGGTGCTGGCTTTGCGGAACATCTCCGCGCCGTCCGGATCGCCGAGGTCGAACTTGAGCGTGGCCATGCCCTTGTCGCCGTTGGGCCACGCGCGCTGCACGACACCGAGTTGGGCGCGCGTGCCGACTTTGCCGGCGATGAGCGATTTGAAATCGTCGCCGCTGAAGTGCGTGTCGAAGACGGGCGCACCGTTATTCAACCGGTCAAGGCGCGCGCCTGCCATGTCCAGCTTGAGCATGTAGGGCTCGCCGGTCGACCGGTCGACGCGCGGTACGAAGGCCCCGCTGTACCAGACGACGTCGACAGTCCCGTCCTTCACATTCGAAGTGGAGGGAAGCACCTGCGCATCGGCGAATACCTCGGCCTGCCGGTCAGTCGCGGCCGTGGTCGCGGTCTTTGGTGCGGCTGCGGTGGCTGCCTTCTCGGGCGCCGCTCGGTGCGCTTCGGGTGCGGCGCTTGTTCCGGACGTTGCCGGAATCACATCGACCGAGTCTTCCTGCTGAACCGTTACCGTCATCGTAGTCCCGGTGCTCGCGGCAGTGGCCTCTTGCAGATCGGTAATTACATCCGGGTTGCCCTTCATTGACTTGTCTCCTTTTGCTTCTGCGATCTAACCCCGGTAAAGCCGGGTCGTGGATTGCCAACCGGTCGTTTCGCGTTTGATGCCCGCGACCAGAAGCTCCTTCACCATCGCGAGGTCCTCTTCGGAGAGCTCGCACTTTCCGAGGCCCTGACTGCCGGAACCGCTGCCGGAGGGCTTGCTGGTAGGCGTGCGCTCCTCGGTGTTCGCCGGTTGCTCCTGGCCGCGCAGAGTAACGTTCCGGGGATCGACGTCCAGGATAATCTCGTATTTATCGACCAGCTTGTTGAACAGCGCGATCTGCGAGAGCTGCGTCGTCGGATCGTACCCGTTCTCCAGGACCGCTTCAAACCACGTCTTGCGGCCCATTCGCACATCCTTGAGCACCGACTCGGCGTCCTTCACTGGGTCGACTGACTCGAAGCGCGGCGCGGTCCACTGCACCTGCTTGAGATTGAGCTTCGGGTCGTTCACCGCCGCCATCGGGATCTTGCCCTGCAAGATGAGGATGTCGATGAACCGGCGCCACACCGGCATGCAGAAGAGTGGCAGCAGAGTCAGCCACCGGTAATTCTCCACCGTGTTCCGGAAGCCCAGCATGCCGCCACGCCAGGACGAATAGTTCACCTGCGACATATCGCCCGTGCCGAGCTCGTAGGGCAGGCCGATACCGGCCATGATCCCCTGCAGTTCGGTCATCTTGTACTCGCGGTAGCCGCCGGCGGGAGGCGGGTTGTTGAACTTCACATCCTGCCCAGGCTTCAAATACTCGACCATCCCCGGTTGGAAAGTCTCGACACCCGTAGTGCTCAACGGATCGCTTCCGGCGATGCCCACTGGATCGCCGTCGACCCCTTCCGGCTGCGTCACGAACGCGGCGACGCAGGCCTCGATCTTCTTCCGGACGCGCTCCGCGTCGCAGTAGTCGTCGAGATCCCGGATCGCCATCATCACTGGCGCGAGCCACGGCACGCCGCGGACCTGGCCGGGCCGAAGCACGCGGTAGACGTGCATGATCTGATCGGCTGGCACCGGCTGAGAAATAATGCCACCGCGCGGGTTCAGGATCAGCACGCCGCCCGGATGGTAGCTGAACAGCCAGTACGCCACGCGGTGGCCGTCCTCGTCGAACTGCACGCCCTCCATCACGTGGCCATTGACCAAGCCCATCGTCCGCGACTGGTCCAGAAAATCCGATTCGAGCATTTGAATCTGCATCGGAATGCGAAGTCCCGAATCCACGAGGCGCGGCCGGAACCGCGCGACAGCTTCACCGCTCTCCCCCATCGTGCGGACCGTGAGCGTCTGCATGCCGTAAAAATCGAGACGCTGCGGTTCGTCGCACTGCTCGTTGAAGTACGGCCATTCGCCGTCGATGATGGCGTCGATGGCGGCGGCGCCGGTCTTGGCCTTCGGTACGATGCCAGTCCCCACCACGTTGCCGGCCAACTGCTCCAGTGCGTTAGCCGCATATGGGTTATTCCGAACGAGCTCTCGGCTGCGGTTGCGCAGCCAGATGAGTGCGCCCATCAACTCGACGTTGGCGTCGCTCGATGCGGCGTACCATCCGTACGCGCGGCGTCCCGCGGTCGCGCCGTCGTAAGCGAAACGCTGAGCGTGACGTCGGCGATAGCCGTCTACTAGATCGCCTACCACCCGCTGAATGGCGTAGCGGCCGGACGACGACGATTGTGCGCCCCAGTCCCGGCGCAGCAGCGGGATCGGACGTCTTACCGCGATCTCAGTAGTCATCGAATCGCTTTAGCTTGAAACCCGGTTCGAGGATCATAAAGTCCAGGCCGTACTTCTCTCGGATCTCGTTAAGCATGGCCTGGAGGTTGTTGTATGTGTCCGGCGATACCGCGAAGTCCGTCTCCACCACATACAGATTCGAGGTCGGCAGCTTCGACTTCGACCGGGGCGCCTTCGCCAGGGTCATGAAGCTCTGCGGCCCGCTGTCACGCCACCGCGGGCGCACGAGCTGGAATATCCGGTCGAGGACGGCCGTCACCGCTCCCGCCTTTCGAACGTTTCAGCCGCCGGCCGATCCGTCGATGCAAGACGCAAGTCCCGCGCCATGGCAGCGAGCGCCGTATCGCTGAAGACCGCGTAGCGCGCCCCCTCTGGCCGGTCCGTTTCCGCGCCCTGCCGCGGCGCGCGCTCGTGCACGTCCGCAATTTCAGGAATGCTCATCCCTATTTCACCTTTTCCGCGATAATGGCCGCGAAGATCGTGACCGTGGCGCCCCAAAGCAGGCCCACCACCGCAAGCGCGCCCGTCAACCATGACCGCCAGCGCTCCAGCTTCGCGATGCTCTCGCCATGCGCTGCACACCGGCCAGGCTGACCGTTGCCAAGTAGTGTTGTGCAGACGCCTTCGACGGTGGTCCGGAGCGATGCGACCTCCACGGCAAGGTTCTCCACCGTTCCGCGCAGCTCTCTGACGTCGGCTGCCAATATCTCGCAATGTTCGCAGTGTGCTGCCATTTCGATCACCACCGGTCGGATAGCGTTGGTCCGCTCCGACCGTCGCCACGCTTGTGCTGCGCCAGCCGCACGCGGCCGCCAGGACCGCCGCTTAGCTCGCGGATGTCCTCTTCGATTTCGGCCTTCGCTTTGCGCAACTCCTCAATGCTGCGGTACTGGACTTCGCGACCATCCGAGAAGCGCGCACGCAACGTCGGATCGCCAATCGCGGTATTGATTGCGTCGAGGTTCGCTTGCAATTGCGCCAACGTTAGAGCCATGCGAGAACACCCTCGTTCGCCTTATATTCGGGCCGACTCTCTTTCTTCCGGTGGTCTGCGGATTCCGCTTGATGTCCTGGGAAAGAAGAGTGATGAATCGAGGTGCCAGAAAATGGCAGCACCAAAAAGGAAGCCAACATGAGACTCTTTTCAATCGACGCAGACAACACCATCACGACCTTCGCCGCCGCCGAGCAGATCCCCGAAGGCCAAGAGCACTTCGCCACCGAGAAGGAGCTGGCCGCAGCCGCCAGTAATTGGCCCTCCGATCGCCTGGTCCAGGTCTGGAACAGCTTCGCGGGCGTCGCCGGATTCGGCGCCGACCTCAAGCCGGTCAAGAAGTTTACGGATCGCAAAAGCGCCGTGGCGCGGATCTGGAAGGCCATCCAGAAGCTGGACGGAGCCGCAGAAGCCGAGGCCACCACCGCGCCGGAAGCCAGCAGCACAGCCGCTTCCGCCAAGGCCCCCAAGGCGCCGAAGGGCGCGCGGAAAGCCGCGCAGGTTGCGCCCGCCAAGGCCAAGGCCAGCAAGACTCCCAAGGCCGCCAAGAAAGCCACTAGCGCGCCCGTTCCGCGCGAATTCTCGAAGAAGGCCATCGTCCTGGACATGCTCAAGCGCAAGGGCGGAGCGACCATGGCGGAGATCGCCAAGGAGACCGGCTGGCAAAACCACACGATCCGCGGCTTCATCAGCGGAACGCTTACGAAGAAGATGGGCCTGACCATCGAGAGCACGCGCAGTGAGGCCGGCGACCGGACATATCGGACCGCGAAATAGCCCGGGCTAGCACGCAGGCCTCCAAACAAGCCGCCTCGAAAGGGGCGGCTTTTCTCGCGGCCACCGCGATTATCTGGTTGCTTTCCGGGTGCACCGGAGTGATCAATCGTCATGCAAGGAGAGACGAGCAGCATGGTACGCAACAGAAAACAACAGACCAGGATCAACGCCACGCCGGGATTTGCCATCGAGATTAAAGACGATACCGAGCTTGGGCTGGCGATGCTTATCGCCGACTTCGGGAACGGGCAATACCAGCCGATCGGAGTTGTCATCAGTATCAACGAAGCGCGCGAGATTGCCGAGTGCAACATGCGCGCCCTGATGCGCGAACTCGAAAAAGGCGGCACGCCAACCTGCCCGGAAAGCTACGTCGTGTGGGCACAGGGACTGGAAGGCGACTATCGCGAACTCAAGCGCCTGATGCCGTAAGCTACCGCCAACCGCCCCGCGCCGCCGCCTGGCACCAACCCGGAGGCGGTTCCTCGTTTATGCCGCCGCACCCGCCACTCTCGAAGCGGAGACGGCTGGGAAGGTCTCTCCGGTGGATTCAAGGATCGCCGGCTTCCCCGAGAAGTCCATAAACCTGCGCACGACCACGTCGCAGTAGCGCGGATCGA